CTTCTTGCCCAACCACTGGTGTCCATAGGTGTCCAAGATTCAACTGAACCTTCTATTGACAACGAAAAAACTTTCCATGTCTGCGATTTCGACTAAAGCACCTTCGCCTTTGTCGACTTTAAATTTTGTTTTATAAACTGGGTATACTCCAGTAAATGCCATATTAAATCACCTCTTATTTATATATTATGTTGCAATTTACAACATTTTCAAATATTCCGTTTGTGTCTGTACCAACACAAATTGGATTATTTAACATATTAATCGTAACTACTTCATGCCCATTAATTATTGGAGTTTGTCCATTTAATGCGTCGAACACTTCGTAAGCTTTTTGTTCTGCAACGTGACTATTTTTCCCATAATGTATCAAAATTGATACACCTTTTGTTTTATAGGAATTGTTTTTTAATCCCCCTATAGCCATAGTAGTCGTTGTTTTTAAGTCGTAAACAGCTATAAAACGTTCTTTTGTGGAGTCCGTGAAGTGAGTCCCCCAGTTTTCGCACTCAATAACACTTTTTAAGTAGTCTTTTACATCTTTTGTATAAATCATTTTATTACACCTCCACTATTTCTTTTTAGAAAAGTTAAAAAAGTATTCGTCACGAAATATTTTTTTTCGCCTTCTTCGGTGTACATTTCAAGCCATAACCCTTGAGCGTTTATATTTTTATCATGTCTAAAGTTGTATTGTGGATTATAATATAATCGTCTAGCATATGGCGTATCGAAACTTATTTGGTGTGTTTGTTCATTATAAAATCCGCTTTCCTCTAATGCTCCAGTATCTTTAGGCACGACTTGACTTGTTATAACATCGCTTAATACAGCGTGTCCTAATTGGTCAAGGCTTATATCACAAGCTTTTGTTATTTTTTCGATATTCTTCTTGTTAAGTTCAACTTTTACCTTTTATATTCATTCCTAAATCTAACTCCGTTGAATATACTGAACCATCCACATTTTGCGGTCTGCTGATTTTATAAATATTTTTCTTTACATTATTTATTATAACATATCCACTTTGAAAAAATAACCCACCTTGTACAATAATTTTGCCATTTAATACTATTAATTGTCTATCACTAGACATAATTTGCTTTTGTTTGTCGTCATATATACATTTGCCCTTGTAAATAAGCTTTTCTTCTTCTCCTTCTTCCCCTCTAACGGTACTATATATTTCTACATAGTTATTTAATAAAAAAGTAGGAAATAAAAACTTCATTCTATCCCCTCCAATTAAAACCTACGACACATTAAGCCAGTTTGCGACAATAAAGCATACACTCGTTGGCTTGTTGGCGTGTTTTGTATATATTTTATATTGTCGTTTAAAGTCATGCTTATACTTCCTACACTGAATGAGTTTATAGGCATTCCTAAAAAATCGCCGTACTGTTCAGTAAAATCCATTTGAGAACAAACAGCTTCTTTAATTAGTTCTTTTTTATATTCGCTTAGATTGTCAAAATCCTATCGAATTAATTCTGTTAAATGTCATGGCGTCAATGTCCCTACAAGCCTTTTTTATCTTCTTTTCGACATCTTCTTTTATTAAGCCCGAATAATCGTTATAATAATCTATATCAATATACATTTATTATACCTCCATTCTGCCCATTTCCTCTTCCTCACTGCCTGTTTCGATTTCTTCGATATCTTCGACCATTATCGGTTTATTAGCCTTAGAATCGCCAATAGATGTCCCGAATCTTACAGAATTCGAATATACTTCATTCCCATTTTGAGTTGGGTTTAATTTATCACCAATAGGGCTAGATTGCCTAGCCCCCACATAGTGATTATTAATATAACTTTCTTTTGTTGTTTCGTCCAAATAATCGTTATATTTCATCAAATCACCTCTTTATTATACACCAGCTATTTTGATGTTCTTAAATACTGCCGCTGCCTTTGAAGCCTTTAACGCAATGGCTGCTACCATTTCAACTTCACCTTTCTTAACTGCCCCAGCTGTCGAATAATCAGGTAACCACGTTCTTATTGGGGAAACTCCAGCCATAGAAACTCCGTGTAATCCGTCTAACCCTAATCTAGCCGCATAAATACAAGATGTTCCATCTGCCTCAGTCTTAATAATATCTTCATTCGACCCAGCTTTTGCCCCTAAGTCGATTATTGGAATGTTTCCGTACATTTCGACTCTGTTACCGTAATTGTCAGTTGTTGTTTGATACATAGACGCTCTTCTTGCACATGCTCTTATTTTAGCTGCCATCTTAGTATTAACACCTAAAAAGTCGGGTGTTCCGTCTAATCCAGTTAAAAATTCGTCTAGCATATCAAGGAATTCCATATAGTTTGTAGTAACTCCCGCTGATGTTGATAGGTCGATTACTGTCTTACCTTTAGCGTTGTTGTATTCTGTGCTCGAACCCTTTAAGGCTTTAGCTAACCCGTCAAACGCTTTAGAGTCGTTTGATGAATCTCCATTGATAAATGTGTCGTTGAATAATGCTTGTGCTGCCTTTATTTTTTGTGCTTGTTGTAACTGAACTTCGTTTACTATTCCCCCCATATCAGCTATAATTCTATCAATTTCGTAAGAACCACCGAATACTTTTAGGTCAACTGTGTGTCTTTCCTTAGTTACTGTACTAGGTGCGTATTCTTCATTGACATTTCTGAAAGCTGCTGTTGGTTGTGTGTTTAATCTTGTATAACCATAAGTTAATGTTGCCCCACCACCTGTTGGACTTACTACATCATCAAAAGTTAAATGGTCAAGAATGTAGTTATTTTTTCTAAATTCGTCAATGACTCCTGCAGTTATGTCGTCTTGAACGTTCTTTTGTGCTTCGCTTAATGTTATAGGCATTAAAAATCACTCCTTAATTATTATTATTTGTTGTTTGACTTTGTAATTTGGCAAAAATTGCGTCGTGCATACTTAACCTTTCACCCGTTGGGGCTTTTGGTTCTGTTGGGTTCCCAACAACAATTTTACCTTCTTTTTAGGTTCTTCCTGTTTAAATAAAAACGCTTTTTCTTTCTTTAGTGTTTCTATTTGTTCGGTTAAGCCTGTAACGTTGCCATCTTCACCCATTATTAATTTATTAGTATCTATTAGACTAGCTACCAAATCCGTATCTTGTGCAGAGTCAGAAAGTGCTAATTTAATAGTATTACTTAGTTTTAATTGTTTAACTTCGCTATCGTACTTTTCCTTTTCTTGTCTGTTAAGCTCCTGTAATTCAGATATTTTTTTATTTAATTCGTCATTATCTTTCACACTGTTCTTAATATCTTCTAACTGTTTATCTTTTTCCTTGCTTTCTTTTTCAAGTTGTTTCTTTGCATTGTTAACTTCATCAAATCTTGTTTTAGGTATAAACTCTTTTAATTCTTCTTTAGAGGCTTTTTCGATTGCTTTTGCTTGTTCCTCTGTTATTCCTTCAACAAGTCCCATTATTTGTTTTAAATCCATTGTAAAATTTCTCCTTTCATTTTTTACGTTGTATGTCAACTAAGAAATTAAGCAGTTTAAAGCCTTGCTCAGGGCTATGCTTATTAACCTAAAGCATTAAAGGAGATTGTTGACCACCTTGCCCTTTCTAGCTTGTCCCTGCCAATGGGAAAATTCTTAAACATTTTGGTCACTCCTCACGTTTGTAATTTCGCCTTAGTTCTGGATTTTCTTTTAACAATTTTCTTATTTCTGCCTGTAATATCCTAAGTTGTCGTTTATATGGTTCTGGGTCATTACTCCCAGCAATAAGCCTTTTCATTTTTCTTATTTCCCGTTCTAGTTGTCTTTGTTTTTGTTCTGCCTTATAATTCGTTTTTATTGTTTCTTCTTCGGGAATTGTCGGAATTTCAGTTATTCCCTCAAAATAAGTAGTTAAGTTGTGTCTGCAATTCGGATGTAAAAACCCCTTTTTAATTGCTGTACTTAAAAGTTGGTACTCCCCCGAATATTTGCGTATATATTCAGTGCTAGGGTTACTGAAAACATCATCAATTAATACTTTGCCTTGCCATGGTCTACACATATCACAAGTGTTAGCATGTGCAGAAACAACAACTAAATGTATGCCCCATTCGTCACGTTTTGACCCTTCGCCTAGTAATTTACTCCTGTGGTTAGCTGTTCTTAGACACATTTCAGCATAACTTCGAATGTTGACGCTCTTACCATTTTTGTATTTTATGTTTGTTATGCCTTTTGACAAAAAATCTTTAGTGGCTCTGTCTATTGCTGTGTAGAGGTCGCCACTCCCCGTTTGGTAGAAAACGTGGGTTTTATAGATTGTTTGTCTGTAAATGTCGTCAGCTTGTCTTAAAACTGAATACATAGCATTATCGATATCGTTATAGGTCGCTTGTTGTAACGCCTTCATTTTTTTATCGTTTATTGAAAAGAAATCAGTTGAAGGAGTCAAACTCCCATCAACCTTAATTTCATCTTTTTTTATATCGAACAACTTTCTTATTTTAGAGGTCGTTTTTTTACT